CGAGAGGAGTAGTAAAAATGAATCAAGATACAAGCAAGCCATCACTTGGTGACATCGTTAGATACATGGTTCGTGAAGCACTAGCTTCTGAAGATGGAGCATGCGCCATACCATACAAGATGATTTATAAGAAGCTAAATGATGGATTCATCGAGAAAGAGTTGTGCGACTCTTATTTCAAGCCTGGCGGGAAATATTCAATACCTAAGCTTAAGGCTTCTTATGTTTCCAATACGGCCAGCAGAATGCAAGAAGTAAAGGATGCGAATAAGCGAGCGAGATTCTCAGTTCTCAACATGGAGTTTGGAGATGATCCTTGTGCTTACTGCGTCAAACTTACAATGGTTGATGGCGCCGTTAAGACCGGAACGAGAGCAAAGACCAACAATCAGCTGGAAGAGAAAGCGGTAAATGAATTTAAGGCTCGACTACTAAAGCTATCCCCTAGCGTTGCGGGAATGAGCGGCGATGAGTTAAAGGGCGCGGTGGCTATGATTAATGCATATCAGGAAATGATTAAGGATACTAAATAATGTTTGACTTCGTTGAACATAAATTAACCGAAGAACAGATTTATGAAATCGCAACGCTTGAAGGACTGCCAGTGATGCGAGTTGCAATAAATGCTAATGGTTATCGACAATCTGCGAAGATGTGGCCTGAGTTGGCTGAGGTTAAAGATTTCGAGCTAGACAGTGGAACCTTAAAAATCATCGAAACCCTCATTAAGCAAGGGATGAACTCCAAGGGCGTTGTGGGCCTCAGGTCACTATATGAGGCGGCACGGAAAGTTAAGCCATTCGACGGGCGAAATGGAGTCATGAAGGAGATTAAGGATGTCATCATTCCAACCCTGGATAAGCTTGGCTATACATGCCTAATCGGCGATAAGATTTACATCAACCCTCGATTGCTGGATGGAAAGCAGGAATGGATTGGTAAAGTAAAGCCACTGGAGGATGAATTTGTCGTGGTTGATTTTATGAATGAAGTTGATGAATCTCAGCTGAAACTTATACGCGAGGCAATTCGTAAGCTCAAGGCCAAAGAGAAGTATATCCTGACCGGTAAATAGCACTAATTGCTAAACAATAAATCGGGTAGTCAGCTATTATTACCCTATCAACCAAACGAGAGGAAGTTAACATGATTACCATTAACCTGTCAGAAGAGCAAGCATTTGCACTGAAAGTAGCACTTCAGTACTTCGACTCAAAAGGAATGTTCCAGGATTCAGGCGTCATCGCAGAGGCCCTAAATCAGATTCGCAACCAAGAGTTCGATGAAGTAGATGAGCTGCCATGGGATACCGATACCGCATGGAGCCGATACGAGCAGATTTGCACAGCGCTATCAGGTTGCCAACTGTCTAGCCAATACAAGTGACCATATACGAGCACAAGTTCAGCAGCAGGGGTATGGATATGCTACTGCATTATATAGACGAGAGATACGCCATGTTGATGCAGGCGACGCATGGCGGCACGATAACGAGGATTGAGATATGAATAACAAAGTTGAAAATCAATATGAATTTACGACAATCAGCGAATGCGTTGAGTTCCACAAAAAGTTTGGAAATTTAACTGCATGTGATAGCGATTGTCTTGGTCTTATTATTGTTAATGAGGGTGAAGATTATGAGTAAGTACAACCGAGAGATTATCGGCCTCGATGGAACTGAAGTAACAGTTGATGTATATCGAGTTCTTGATGCATTTTGCGTAACTGACCCAGCAATTCAGCATGCAATTAAAAAGATGCTTTGCACTGGTTTGCGAGGGCATAAGGACTATCTAACAGACCTTAATGACGCCATTGAGTCGCTTAATAAGGCTGTTGAGCTTCGAAAGCAGCGGGATGAGCTTGGATATGTTTATTTCAGCAAATAGCAAGAATTGCTAAACATTAATCGCAAGGATGCGATATTATTACTTTATCGAAAATAGATGAGGCAAAGGTAGTGATGGACCTGATTATGAAGAAGAAGGAAATGAATCCTTCTGAGTGGTGCAAGAAGATGATGGATGAGGCAAAGGACGGCGATGAGGCAATGGCATACTTTGAGTTGATGAACATGTGGCGCGAGCGCGAGGAGAAGAAATGACAGGGCTAATTAAAACTATCGCGGAATACCCTTTAGCATCGCTTTTTCTTGCACTTGCTATATATGAGATTGTTAAAGTTATAACAAAAAGTATCAAATAGCACGAATTGCTAAGACGCTAGGAGGGGTAGTTGATATGATTACCCCATCAATACGAAACGAGGATTCAATAATGAAGATTTACATATTCACTGGAAACTTATGGGCAGCTAACGATTCGGAGGCTGGTGACGGCAAACGAGCAATTCACATGTGGAGCAAGAAATCGTGATTTGGATTCATACGTACTATACAGGCAGGTTTAACAGCGTGATGCATAAGCGTGTGTACGACAGCTATGAAGCAGCAAAGGCTAAACACGCAGTTCTCGGCGGCGACATTCAATCTTACAAGAAGGCTTAATAATGATTCGCGACATTAAAAACACAAGGGATGAGATTGATTATATTTTCACTACATCTCTTAATGAGGATGAAGCTATTTTTAGGTGTCTAGATGCTGGAATCAAACCATCAATGATCCCTCCAATCAGAGACTTTGATCAATCTGAAGTTATAGAGCTACTTTGTTCATACATTAGAGCGGAAGGATTTTAAAATGTTCGGACTTACTCAACCACAATTCAACGCAGTGCGCGCCCAGGCCAAAAAGTTAAACGAAGCAGTAGATAAAATGACCGCAAAGCAAAAGCAGGATAACGAAGTAATGAAGTATGTTATCTGCGAGCTCCATAGCCCGGTCAGCACAATCATCGAGAAGATGCGATTCGTTTGGGTGGCTGGGTATCTTGCTGGTCGCGTGGGTAAGCGGGAAGATGGAGAACAGATTTATGACTGAGCTATCAATCTGGTTACTGGCAGGCATGCTGACATGGATTTATTTCGTCGTCATGGCTTGACTCAAATGTTAAAATCGATTAGTATTAACCACGTAGACGGCAATGACCGTAACGCGCATCGCGGAGATGCAAGCCGATAGCAGGGCTGGGTAAAGATACGAGGCAACTACCGCATCGCCAAAAGCAAAGTGTAAGTCGGACTTGCGGAGCATTGTGAAAGCTCGCCGGATTCCGTAACCGGCACCTATTCTAGTTCTGCTGGCGTAACAGGATAACGCGGAGACCTCCTAAGTCTCAGTTGCTGGTTCGAGTCCAGCGCGGAACACCAAGGCCCGTTAGGCTTACAGGATAAGATTCCCGTACTTAACAAGTATCGATGCTGGTTCGAATCCAGTGCGGGCCACCAAAGTAAGGCGGGTAGCTCCCGTCAAGTTGTCGAGTGGTTGGCTCTGTTATGATTTGATTCATTATCACCCAGCCAGCGGCGCAATATAAACGAAGCATTAATCAACCAGCACTATGTGCATTGAGTTAAACATGAAAATTGTAACTATCATCGTTAAAGACACAATTACAGGAAGCATTACAGAGGATATTATCAAGCTTAAAGAAGGCGAGAATGGAGAACACTTTTGTTATATGAATGGCCTTTATACATGCATTAACCTTGAGCATAACGAAGCGTTTGATAGGCATGAGTTTAACAAGATGCTAGAGGACTCGATGAGTGAATAACTACGAAGTCCGATTAACTTCCCGCCTAATGGGCAGGCAATGCAAATCTTGCCAGCAATCCTACGAAGGTAAGTTCCTTGCTGATAGCCCAGAAGAAGCAGTTGCAGCCGCAAAGGCAGCATTTAAGATTGACCTGGCAGTCCACAAAGTCAGCGTTGATAAAGTATCCCTCGTTTGAGATTGGTAATCTCGCAATGTAGTACTTCGCCCTCCTAGTGAGGGCTTTTTTTCGTCCGTACTCATGGTACAATGACTTTTAAAACAGGAGGAATATCACATGCAAGAAGAGAAAAAGATTCATCAGAAGATAGGTAACTTCAAGGAGCTTTACAATAAGAAGTATGGCGACATTGCCAATCTGAAGATTAACCATAGGTACACTCCTGAGCAGGTATTCGACATGGCTGTCAGGTATTTCAGTTGGGCTGAAGAGCAAGCAATTAAAGCCATTGATACGGCTAGCTTCCAAGGTGTGGTAACTGAGAACCTCGTGCACAAGCCGAGAGTATTTACGATAACTGGATTTCAGTTATTTTGCGGCGTAGGCCATAATGCTATCAGCAAGTGGCGATCTTCACCTGGATTCGATGAGGTGATGGAGTTCGTCGACTCAGTTATCTTTGAGCAGAAGTATCAATTGGGCATTAACAATATCGTAAATGCTGGACTGATTGGCAAAGACCTGGGTATCGATAAGCCGCAAGAGGTTAACATCAACAACGCTTCTAATGCAGTAGTGAACGATGAAGAAGCGATGAAGGCCGCTCTTGCTTCTGTAATTGATAAGTTATAGCACTAATTGTCAAAAATCATGGATGAGTTATTGATATCATCATTTAATCAATAGTAGGAGGGTTTATGAATTGGCATGATGAATTTGATTATGATGATGGCTTGCTTTACTGGAAGCGCAGCTTAAAAAATGGTTCAAGAAAGAAAGGTCACGTTGCTGGTAATATTGATTCCAGCGAAGGTTATGTAAACATAAATTTAAAGACTGGCAAGGTTAAAGCTCACCGTGTTGTATGGGAGATGTTTAACGGTAAAATACCTGACGGAATGGAAATTGACCACATCAACCATGACAGAAGCGACAACAGAATTGATAACTTGAGAATGGTTACTAGGTCAGAGAATCAAAAGAATAAGAGTAGGTTCAAGAATAACACTTCAGGAATATCAGGTGTAACATGGTGTAGTCGCCATTGTAAATGGAGGGCCAGAATCATGATTAACGGAAAGTCAAAGCATCTAGGTAGATTTGACACAATAGAAGCTGCGGCAAAGGCTCGCTCAGACGCTGTAGACGCTCTCGGGTTTCACAAGAATCACGGAGATAGAAATTAATGATTATATGGGATGAATTAACCAATCAGGAAAAGTTAGCAATCAAAGCAATCTCAGAGCATAGCTTCGAAGGATTCTTGCGCTGCTGGTTCTCAATCACACAGGGCCAGAAGTTCATTATGAACTGGCACGCGAAATACCTTTGCAGGATTGTTGATGAGATTATTGAGGGCAAAAGGAAAAACACGATAATCAACGTTGCTCCTGGCGCATCTAAAACGGAGCTGTTCAGTATCCACTTCCCTGTATACAGCATGATAAAGCTGGGTAAGGTAAGGAACCTAAATCTTAGCTTCGCTGATACGTTGGTTAAGAGGAACTCAAAGCGAGTCAGGGATTTAATTAGTTCAAATGAGTTTCAGGAACTATGGCCTTGCAAGTTTGGCACCTCAAGGGATGATGAGATACAAGTTCTTGATGATTCAGGCAGGGTAAGGTTCGAGTCAATATCAAAGGCTATGGGCTCGCAGATTACTGGTAGTCGTGGCGGCTACATTACTGACACATATAGCGGGTGTATTATGTTGGATGATTGCGAGAAACCCGCAGATATGTTTAGTAAGGTTAAGCGCGATTCCGTACACACAACTCTAACAAACACGGTTCGCTCTCGTAGGGCTAGCTCAGTAAAAGGAAAGGAGACGCCTGTAATATCTATCCAGCAGCGATTGCATGTTAATGATGCTACGTGGCTAATGAAAGAGGGTGGCATGGGCATGGAATTTGACGTGGTTAAGATTCCAGCTTTAGTTACAGAAGAGTACGCCAATGAGCTTCCTGATTGGATTCGTGAGCAGTTTTGTAAGGATGTTCTATCATCTGAATACATAGAAAGAGATGGCGTTAAGTACTATAGCTATTTCCCACAAAAGGAATCAGTTCATGACATAATGAAGCTATGGGATCAAGATAGCTATACCTTCATGAGTCAATATCTTCAAGAACCAGTGGCGCTCGGTGGAAACCTGATCAACGTCGATTGGTTTGTTCGTCTTGATGAAAATAACAGGCCGCCAGTTAAGTATGATTACCGCTTCATAACGGCTGATACTGCCATGACAACCAAGAGTTACAGCGACTACTCTGTATTCCAGCTTTGGGGTAGAAAGGATAACAAGATTTATCTTCTGGATATGGTTAGGGGTAAATGGGAGGCTCCAGAGCTTGAGCGAACTCTTCTGGACTTTGAGAGTAAGCATAGAGCTACCAGTAAAACGGATGGCATCTTACGCAAGGTTATTATCGAGAAGAAAGCATCCGGCATAGGGCTTATCCAGTCAGCAGGGCGCGCGATGCGAACACCTATCGAGCCTTTCGTTCCAGATACAGATAAGTTAACCAGGGTGATGAGTGCATTGCCGCAGATTAAGGCTGGTAACGTAGTTCTGCCAGACTCTGCGCCATGGCTTACATCGCTGCTAACTGAGTTCTCAGCGTTCACTGCGGACGATTCACATCCTCATGATGATATCGTGGACACTACAACGATGGCTATCAACTGCGAGTTGAACTTGAGCGATGACCCAAGAGCTAGGTTAATGAGGTTGGCTGGAGTGAAATAGCACGAATTACTAAAGAAAATCGCCAAGGATGGCGTATATTAACTTCACACAAACGAGAGGAGATACATAATGAAAGCAGTATTTAAAGGTTACAAGAAAAATGGTTATCTTAATTTTACTTTTGGTAAAATTTATGAGCTATCAACGTCAGCTGGGTCTTTCGGATTCTTAAAAGTGACTGATGACGATGGATTTCATGGAGTAATTATCCCAGGTGACACCTATGATTTCGAGGTGCTGATTCCAGATGAATTTATCAATAAAAAAAGCAATTAAAATATTACATTAATGGCGAAGTGGTTACTAAGACAAAGTTCGACGATACGCTATTGTGTGTTAAGGACTTTGAAAGAGATGGCATTGATACATCATCAATAAAGTTCGAGGTAAAATTCGAGTAACCACAAAAGCTATGATAAACTAGCCCCTACATGGGGCTTTTTTATTGGAGAAATGCAATGGTAAAAACAGACAGCTACGCCAATATCTTTCTTGGCGGCAGTGATGGTAGTGAGATTTACGGAAGTTTACAGAATCAGGCGCCTACAATTCTGGCTTCGCTTTATGCGGATAATGCACTTGTGCGTCGAATTATTGACACAATCCCAGAAACAGCATTGGCGGCAGGGTTCCATATTGATGGTATTGATGACGAACCTGCGTTCTGGTCGCGCTGGGATGATCTTGAGATGACGCAGAATATCAACGATGCCTGGTCATGGGCTCGGTTGTTCGGTGGGGCGGCAATTGTCGCTATCGCTAAGGACAATAGAGCGCTAACAAGTCCAGTCAGAGAGGGTGCTGAGCTTGAAACTGTTCGCGTTTACGACCGTACGCAGGTAAAGGTACAAACTCGCGAGGAGAATCCACGTAACGCGCGCTTTGGTAAGCCGCTAACCTATCGCATCACCACAAACGAAAGCGATATGTTCTATGATGTGCATTACAGCCGCATTCATATCATCGACGGCGAGCGAATCCCTAACGTAATGCGTCGGCAAAATGATGGCTGGGGCCGTAGCGTTCTATCCAGTGACATTCTTGACTCAATCAAGGATTATACCAACTGCGAACGACTTGCCACGCAGTTACTGAAGCGCAAGCAGCAGGCGGTATGGAAAGCGAAAGGCCTGGCTGAGTTATGTGATGATAGCGAAGGATTTGGTGCTGCAAGATTGCGACTAGCACAAGTTGATAACAATAGCGGCGTGGGTCAGGCGATTGGTATTGACGCAGAATCTGAAGAATACAGTGTTCTTAACTCTGATATTGGTGGTATTGATGCGTTTCTGGATAAGAAGTTTGACAGAATCGTCGCACTGAGCGGTATTCATGAAATCATCCTGAAGAACAAGAACGTCGGCGGCGTATCCTCAAGCCAGAATACAGCACTAGAGACATTTCACAAGCTGGTTGACCGCAAGCGCAACTCTGAGTTGCTTCCTATTCTTGAGTTCTTAATACCGTTCATTGTTAACGTTGACGAATGGTCAGTTGAGTTTAATCCTCTGGCGCAGGAATCAAGCAAGGACAAAGCGGAGATTCTGGAGAAGAACGTAAGCAGCATTGCTACACTAATTGCATCTGGCGCTATGGATACTAACGAGGCACGTGATACACTGCGAACTATCGCACCAGAGATTAAGATTGGTGATGGTGATATTGAATCTCAACAACAAGAACCAGTAGAGGAGGCTGTAATTAATGAGTAAAATCCGCTATGACAGCGCAAAGTTTAAGGCAACAATCGACGAGAATGGATTCTTAGTCGACACTCCAGTGGTCGCACGTCTCGGTGTGCAGGTCTACTACATGGATGACGGTCGCACTGTCCGAGAGTTTCGCCCAGCGGAGGAGGTTTTCAAGGATGAATCTCTAGCCAGCTACCAGGGTAAGCCAATGACTCTTGACCATGTTTTCGTTAACTCAGAGAACGCTAAAGAGGTAGTAGTTGGCTCAGTTGCTGGAAAGGCAGAGCCATTAGGCAGCTCCGTGGTTGCTCCAATTGTTATTTACGATAACACAGCCATTAAGGAAGCCATGGCAGGTAATGCCAAAGAGTTATCCGTTGGGTACTCATCGGTTATTGATTACACCCCTGGTTGGGGCGACCCTGTTACTGGCGAGTACTTCCTTAATTCTGAAAGTGAGTTATTCGATGTACCAGAAGGATGGCAGGAGTTTGACGCAATTCAGCGTGACATTAAAGTGAACCATCTTGCAATGGTATATCGAGGTCGCGCAGGTATTGCCAAATTGAATATGGACGGTGAGCAGGAAAACCCGTATACTACTGACGTTGATATCAATAAAGAGGATAAACAGGAAATGATTAAGATTAAACTCGACGGCGCGCAGGAATTTGAGGTCGCCCCGGAAATCGCTTCTCACATCGAAGCGTTAAATGCAAAGGCTGACACTGCAATCGCAGAGCGCGACGCACTGAAAGCAAGAGTAGATGCAATTCCATCTGAAATCGAAGCTGCTGTTGCTAAAGCAAAAGCTGATGCTGATGCTCTAGCCGCCCTGGTTGCTGTTGCTGCTGAGGCTGGTGTTAAAGCTGATGGTCTGGATGCTAAAGGCATTAAAGTGGCTTACGTTAAAGAAGTCTCCGGCCTTGATGTTGCCGAGAAATCTGACGCGTACATCGACGCAGCGTTCGACATTGCCAAAGAATCTGATAAAATGGCTGAAGTACGTAAAGCGACTACCGCTTCCGACAAATCTGACAGCGCCGATGAGCCTAAGAAATTAGACCCGCGTGCTCGTTTAGCTAAAATTAAGAAATAAGGAGTTATAAACATGGCAATTCGTTCCGTAGCACTGGCTGGTATGGTTTCTGATACTTCTCTGTACAACATCGACGGCGCCTGTGTGGTTGGCGGCATCGCAGCAATTCCGGTCGGGACTGTTGTCGGTGTTACATCCGCTCAGCCTGTAGATGGTCACAAAGTTGTTGGCCTCCCTGCCGTAACTGGTACGCCAGTTAAACCTTATGGTGTTGTTGTTAAATCTCATTACGAGACTCCAGATGGCACAGCTCGCGTAAATGAAGCGGTTAACGTAATGACTCACGGTCGAATCTGGGTTCGTACCACTTTAGCGGCAGCTCCTGCTTTCGGTAGCAAGGTTTTCGTAAACGCAAGTGGCGTTGTTGTTGCTGAGGCGGCTGGCACCACTTGGGAGACTGGTTTTACATTTGCTGGCGGTTATGCTTCTGCTTATGCTGGCGGCGCTAACCCAATTCAGCAAGGCGAAAGCGTTGATGGCGCACTAGTTGAAGTTCAGCTGATTCAGTCCGCAGACTCGACTGTTGCAGCTTAATAATTGAGATATACAAAGCCTCCTTCGGGAGGTTTTTTTTGTAATCAAATTTGACCTATGTTATATTCAACTCTCATTTAATAAAGGAGATTAATTATGGCTTATACCGAAGTTAAAGCTATCAGTGCGGATAGCGGTAGATTCAACACGCTGCTTCAAGCCGCTATCGATGATGGTTTTCAGCCAGTAAGTAAAATCACGGTAAGTGGCTCTCAGTCATATTCTGTCGTTGTCGCAAAAGGTGCTGACAGCTCAATCACCGAAGCGAAGGTAATCACCTCCACCAATATGCGCAATCTGTTCGATGCTATCGAGGCCGCGTCTGATGATGGCTTCACCATTGACACATCAAGCCTGAGTCTGTCGTCAGGTCAGTTCTTTGCCTATGCATATAAAGGCAGTGCTGGCGGCTCCGTCTCTGTGGCGTGGGGAGACGTAACTGGAAAGCCATCCACTTTCTCGCCAATTGTCGGCACCGCAGCAAACCAGGCTATGGCTGGAAACAAGACTTTGACTAACATTGGTGGCGTAGTTCCTGTGTCTGGTCTCCCACTTGCAAGCACCACTGCTGCTGGAGCCATCCAGATTGGCACTGGCGCGACTAACGCAATGCCGGGTAACAAGTTTGTTGCTGGTGCGGCGGTTGCTAACGTTGGGAGCCAGACCGTGACTGGTGCTGAAGCCGCCGAAGTAGCTACATCAGCCACCGCTGCAGTTAACGCGGTAGGCACTAAGCTAAACGACCTTCTCGCGCAGCTTCGCGTAGCTAAGATCATCGCAAGCTAACGCATCGTGGGCGACTAACTTATCTGTTGATTTGCAGTCGCCCTACTGTATAATGAATCCGTAGACACATAACTGAAAAGGAACAATAAAGAATGGCCATTAAATTTGATGCAGAACAAGCAAAAATCACCGCTCACCTAGAGCAAATGGGCGTAGATAAAGCAGATGCCGCTGGTATCTGGACCGTTAGCCAGCTGACCGCCGCTCTTAATCGCGCTTATGAAAAAGAATATGCAGAAAACTCTGTTGTTAACATTTTCCCTGTAACCAATGAAATCCCTGGTCATGCGAAGTATTTCGAATATCCAGAATTTGATGGTGTTGGTATTGCTCAGATTATCGCTGATTACTCTGACGACCTGCCGCTGGTTGATGCTTTCATGACTGAGAAACAAGGTAAAGTGTTCCGTTTCGGTAACGCATTCCTGATTTCTACGGATGAAATTAAAGCTGGCGCTGCAACTGGTCAGTCTCTATCAACGCGCAAACAGGCACTTGCATTCGAAGCGCACGACAACCTGCTTGATAAGCTGGTTTGGTCTGGCTCTGCTCCGCACGGTATCCCTAGCGTATTCGACCATCCGAACATCAACAACGTTGTTGCTGGTACTTGGAACTCAGCAGCTGCTGCCATGACTGATATCACCGCACTTATTGATGCAATCGAGACTTCAACCAATGGCACTCACACCGCAACTGATATCTTGCTGCCCGCTTCCGCTCGACGCCTGATGCAAGAGCTGGTTCCTAACACCTCTATCAGTTACGCGCAGCTGTTCGCCACCAACAACTCGGGTATCAATCTGCGTTACCTTCAGTTCCTGGATAACTACGATGGCGCAGGTGGTAAAGCTGCACTGGCTTTTGAGAAGAATCCGCTGAACGCTAGCATCGAGATTCCAGAAGCTACCAACGTACTTCCGGGTCAAGTGAAGGATTTACACATCAAATACCCAGTGACTTCCAAGTCGACAGGTTTGGTAATTTACAGGCCTTTAACGTTTGCAGTAATGAAGGGTATCACCTTCGCGTAATAGCACGATTTGCTAATGATAAGCACCCTTCGGGGTGCTATTTTTTTGTCTATAGCAAAACGGAGGGTTTATGAAATACCCAAAAAAAGAAGAGATAAACAAGATACTTGATGTTGATTTTAAGACTGGATTAATCAAATGGAAGTATAGGGATGATTTAAGTCCGCAATGGAATGGAAGGAATGCCGGAAAAGTCGCTGGTTCATTGCTTGAGTGCAAGTCAGGCCCTAAATACATCAGGATTTCTATAAATGGGAAGTCACACTTAGCTCATAGATTATTATGGATAGTGGCGAATGGGGATATACCGTATGGATTCGAGGTTGATCATATTGATATGAATGGGATAAATAATTCAATATCAAATCTAAGACTTGCTAACAGAAAGCAAAACAGCGCAAACAAAAAAGCACACAGAGATAACTCAAGCGGGTTTAAGGGTGTGTCATACTTTAAACAAACTGGCAGATGTAGGGCTAGGTTAAGGTATGATGGGAAGGAAATAAACTTAGGGTACTTCGAAACGGCAGAGATGGCGGCTTTAGCTTACGAAGAAAAGCAGAGGGAGCTATGCAAGGAATTTGCTAGAGTTTAGCTATTGACGTATAATCACCAAATCAGATAAACAAAGGAGATAAAAATGATTCGTTTAGAACACACTGGCGCTTGCCTTATCGTTTACAAGGGTGAGAAATATTTACCTGGTGACACTTTCGAGGTTGATGCAATTTGCGACGGACTCAAGCGTTTAATCGCAGATGGTAAACTGACCATCGAAGGTGACGCTAAAGCAACCAAACAGATCGCGCAAGAAATTGTTAGCAAGAAGAAGCGCAAAGAACCGAAAACCATCTCCGAAGCTGAGACTGGTAACGAGTACAAATAACAAACAGGGCGCTTCGGCGTCCTTTATTGTATGGAGATATCAAATGAATGAAGAAGTAATTGCGTACATGCGCACCCTTTACCCGCCACTTAACAATCAGACTGATGATGTTCTTAATGCATGGATTGAGGTAGCGAAGCTGTTTATCTGTCTTGATAAGTTTGGCGATAAACAGGTTCAGGCACTAGCATTCTACACGCTTCACTTGCTTAGCCAGGACATCGCGCTTAAGACTGAGAATGATTCAAGCCAGACATCCTCTGACCGGGTTAAGTCCTACTCACTCTCCGGCGAGTACACGATTAGCTATGATACCAGCACTGCTGCCGCAAGCTCATCTAACCTTGAAGCATCCTCATGGGGTAAGCTTTACATTGATTTGATGCGTCGCAAGGTTGGTCGCTGGGGCTTAATTACCGCTAGTGGTCCGAGGTGCTGCAGATGAATCATGCACTTTTGCAACAGCAGATCAAAACTGGAATCAATCTACTTTCAGATGGTGATGGCGTTTTCGAAGCTACAACTCAACCAACCATCTCGATCGTAAATGGCTACGAAGTGCGCACGCCTGGCACTTCATACACAGTGCGAGGTGTTATCCGTGAATTCAAAGCGCGAGACATTGACGGTGATATAATCAAATTAGGTGACCGTCGCGGAATTTTTACTGCTGATTCAGTTGTATCGGAAGGCGATCGCATCTACATTGACCAGGAAGCCTATACAGTCATTGACCCAAGGCCAGTAAAGCCAACCGGTACGGTAATCGCCTACAGGCCAGTATTGCGGAGGGCTGCAACTTATGGCTAATGACGTTGTAAGTTTCAGGAATTCAATTAACGAATGGATTGATGGGGTAACAGAGGGCGTAGAATTGATCGTGGATGGCACATTAACCAAGGCTGCCAACGACATAGTTAAGCTATCTCCGGTTGATACGGGTAGATTTAGAGGTAACTGGCAGGCTACTGGAAACTCACCAGCAGCGCAGTCACTGAATAATTACGACCCTGACGGCAATGAGACTCGAAACTCTCTTCGTAGGCAGATCTACGCACTCGCCAGGGATACCAATACTAAAGTAATTTACATTACCAACCGCCTTGATTATGCGCAAGGACTTGAGTTTGGTTCATCCAATCAGGCGCCTTCTGGCGTTCTTGGTGTGGTCCAAAAAAGGCTGGGTCGTTACTTCGCTGAGGCGGTACAGGAGGCTAAACGTGCACTATGAAATGATGGTAGCAGCAAGAAAGCTGGTTAGTGATGCCGCTGTTGATATTGCTGGCGGACTTCCAGTGGATTATGAGAACTGCGGTTTCACCCCGCCCAAAAACGGAAGTTCATGGTTGAAGTTTGACTATACGGAGGTTGATAGTGTGACGTGGGGACTGCAGAGAACATGCCGTTATTACGTAGGAATGGTTCAGGTCTCTATATTCTTTTCACCAGGTGAGGGAACTGATAGGCCTCGCCAATTGGCTGGGAGATTAGCTGATCACTTCTTCGATGGCAGGCGGCTTGATTATGGATACATTTACGAGGGTGGGTCCGTGTACCCTCCAGTTAAATCCCAGAGCGGCTGGTTTTTACCTGTAAGGTTCTACGTCAGAATCGATTGATAGCACTTTTTGTTAAAGCCCCTCCTGGGGCTTTTGTTATTATGGAAGTAACTTAAATGAGGGTGTTTATATGAAAGATTTTCTAAATTCAAATTACGAATATCACAGCGAAGGATATCTCACGAAGAATGGTTGTAGTAAGCGACTCGGATACAACAAACCAAATGGATACCTACAAATGTACGTCACAATGACAGGTAAGATGTATGTGCATAGGATTATATGGGAGATGCACAATGGGGCGATACCTGATGGAATGCAAATTGATCACATAAACGGCATTAGGGATGATAATCGTATAGAAAACCTCCGATGCGTTTCAGCATCTGGAAATAGAAGAAATTTATGTAAAAGGCGTCGTAGACTGCCTGGCGTCAATGGTGTAAACTACAACCAGCGCGACGATTTGTGGCACGCAATGATATCAGACAATGGTAAGGCTATAAGCCTCGGTCATTACAAGTCCTTTATCTCAGCGTGCGAAGCAAGAATTGTTGCAGAGGTTTCATTAGGCTATCATCGCAATCATGCAATGAGAGACATTAAATATTAACTTGTTACTTGGAGGTGTATTATTGCCCATCTCGCAAACGGATCTCAAATTTTCATCGAGGGCTCGCGCTCGGAGGCTGTGACCGTTTCAGCCATTACTAACGCGACACAACCAGTCATGACTGTCGCTGACGCTTCAACCTTCGCTGACGGCGATTTCATTGTTGTTGAATCTGCAACCTGGTCTAACCTGGCTGATAAGCAGCTTCGCGTAGTGTCTACCACCGATACGACTATCACCGTCGAAGGTATCGATACCACTTCAACCCTGAAATTCCCGGCTGGCGGCACGGCAACTATCGCTAAGGTTCTTACCTGGTTTGAAATGCCTTGTATTCAGGATGTTTCTACTGATGGTGGTGAGCAGCAGTTCGTTACCTATCAGTGCTTGAGCGATGACCGTGAACAGCAGATTCCTACCTACAAGTCTGCAGTAAACACGACCTATACTTTTGCTCATGAATACAATAACCCAATCTACCCAATCCTTCGTGAACTGGATGAAAGTGGCAAGGTTACTGCGATTCGTGCATATGTACCGAAAGCTAGCGAAGTTCGCTTGTGGACTGGTACCGTTGCTTTTAACGAAACTCCAAACGTTTCCGTTAATGAAATCGAAACTGTATCCGTAGCGATTACGGTGCGTGGACGCTACAGCTTCCTGGCAGCATAAGTTACAAGGCCCTCGCAATGAGGGCTTTTTTATTTTATAATCATGATTCAATTTACGAGAGGAGTAATAAAAATGGCAAAATTCAAACTCAAACTTGGCGCGTTGCCTGACTTCAAGTTACCTGTAAAATTCCAGATGATTAACGGTGATGAAGCTGAGGTTATCTTTACAGCAAAGCATCGTAAGGCAAAAGAGATTCAGGAAGTTTTTCAGACTGAGGGTCTTAAGGATTTTGATTTTGTGAAAGAGATCTGCAGCGGCTGGAACCTTGAGGAAGAATTTAATGACGAGAACATCGAGGAGCTGGTGTCTCTTTTCCCTGCATCCGTCCTGGCACTGACTAACGCTTATATGCAAGCTCTGGCGGGCCAGCGCGCAAAGGTCTAAAGCGCGCAGTATATCTACAATACCAAAGAGAGCCAACGGACGCCGAGCTTGAAGCTATTGGCATGCGGCGTTCGGATTATGAAGATGAGGAGCCAGAGGAATTATTCTTCGATGACGACATGATGCTGGCATGGACTGTTTATCAGGCAGTTTCAACTCAATGGCGTGTAGGTATGAACGGCGCTACCGGAATAGATTATTCAGTACTCCCTTTCCTCTTTGATGTGTATAATGTCAAGGACAAAGAGATGACTTTAAATGACTTGCGAGTACTGGAGTGCAAAGCACTTGAGATGATGCAAGTAAGGCAAAAATAACCTCCCTTTGTGGAGGTTTTTTTATGGAGGTTACATGGCAGAATTTGCAGGTATCACACTTGGCGTTGACGTTCGCCAGGTTGACCAGGGCACAAAGTCCCTGCAAGAATTTAAACGCGCCAATGAACAGGCGGCTGCTGGTGTTAGTGAGTTCGTTAACGCTGAGTTGGTTGCCAAGAATCAGGCCCGCGACACGGCAAGATACTTGTCTGAACAGCGTCAGGCTTTCCGTCAACTGCAAACGGCAATCGACCCAACAGCAGGAAAACTTCGCAAACTACAGGAAGCAGCTGACGCACTGGATAAATCATTCTCTGCTGGCGTTGTTCCTGAGGCTGAATTCTACCGTTTAAGTGAGGCTCTTGAGACTCAGACTAATAGGCTTCGTAACTCGCAGCGTGCATTAACAGAGGAAGGCAGGGCTGCAATCGAGGCGTCAAAAGCTAAGGCTCAAGCCGCAAACCAGGCTGAAAGATTCCTCAAGTCTTTGCAAGCTGAGGCTCAGGCAGCAACATTAACGCGCGAGGAGCTGTTAAAGCTAAGGGCGGCAGAACTAGGAGTCTCAAGCCAGGCTGCGCCAATTATTGCACAAATCGGAGCGGCAGCCGACCAATCCGCAGCAGCATTAACAAGGCAATCTCAGGCATTGCAGCGTTCTGGTCTATCTGTTGGCGCATATAAGAACGCCATTAGGCAGTTGCCAGCGCAGATTACAGATATTGGAACTTCATTGGCTGGCGGCATTCCAATCTGGCTAATTGCAATTCAGCAGGGTGGTCAGATTAAGGATAGCTTTGGTGGTGTTGCCAACACGTTCAGGTTTGCTCTTGCTGCATTAAATCCGTTCATTGTCGCAGCTGGAGCCCTGGGTGTTGCTCTTGGCGCTTTGGGACTATCAGCTTATCAGGCCTATCAGAACACATCGCAGTTAAACCAGACGCTTACCCTGACCGGGCAATCAGCAAACTTATCAGCAGGTGCAGTTCAGAATCTGGCGAGAAATGCGGCTGAGGCTGCTGGAGCAACTCAAGGCCTTGGTCAGGAGATTGCTAATGGATTGGTCGCAAGTGGAAGCCGCACGGTAGCTCAGATTTCAATTATTACCGAGGCAACTGCGCGCTGGGCAACTGTTACTGGTGATTCAGCTGATGATATCGTCAAGAACTTCGATAAAATCGCAAATGACCCGGTCAAAGGTCTGGCTGAGCTTGATAAGCAGTTTAACTTCTTAACTGCTGGTCAGCTTAAGTACATCGAGCAGATTAGGATTACAGAGGGTCAGACGCAGGCTGTAACGGCTGCTACGAAGCTATTTGCTGATGTAATGGAGAATCGCCTAAACAAAGTTGCAGAGTCACTAACGCCTCTCGAGAGGGCCTGGGATAGCTTCAAAAACTTCGTTTCTCGGGTTTGGACTGATATTGGTAACAGGACGCTTGGCGCACTAAACCTCATCGTAGATGTTGTTGCCGGTACTATTGAGCAGATTCAGCTATTGATTGGTCAGGGTGATGTTCTGATTAATAACTTCCTGATCTCAACAATTAAAGCATTCCAGAACATTCCTGGTGCCGACGGGGTTGGTAGCGAGCTAGTTCAGCAGTTCGAAAAGCAAAACGAAGGGATAAAGAAAGCTAACGAAGAGTTAGTTAAGTCAGTAGCTGAGCGTGACGCAAGGATTCGTAAAGGTGAGCTTGGTTATGTTACCTCAACCCAGGAAGAGCAGCAGAGAACTGGTGAGTCTGATGCCGAGTTCGAGAAGCGCAGGAAAGCTAGAGAGCAGGAGCTAAAGGACATTGAGGAGGCAAACAAGAAAAGGAAGGAGGGTGTTAAGGACCAGCGAGACCTTACCATCAACTACGAGTCTGGCGTTTTAGCCCTGCAAGCTCAGCTTAAGGTTCTTCAGGAACACCGCCAGATTAGTGATGTTGTCAGCAACGAGCGCAAGCAGTTGTTCGCAGAAGAAGCTAAGTTTGCAATCCTTAATGAAAGGCTCGCAGACGGAACCATCACAAAGCAACAGAGGGCTTTACTGTTGCAACAGGATAAAATCTTAGGGCTTGCTCGAGAGAAGGCTGAGCTCGGAGACCAGATTGTATTACAGGAAAGGGCCAATAAACTCCTTGATGATAACATCAAGAAGACACGCCAGATTAACGCTGAAGCCTCATCAGTTAGCCTTGGTGCTGGATTAGCAAATCGAGAAGCTGACAGACTGAAGGAGATAGAAGCGCTTAAGGCTCAGCAAGTTTCTAAAGGTGGCTCCGTAGATGACACTGATTTCCAGGCACTATTGCAGGCTCGTCAGAATTTCTACAATCAGGAAGATGCCTTGCGTGGCGATTGGTTGGCTGGAGTTAAGTCTGCATTTGCAGAGACGGCTGACGAATTGTCTAACTTCAACCAGATTGGCTCTGAGCTGGCAATGAGTGCTTTCAATGGATTGACTGACCAGATCACAAACCTGGTAACTACTGGTGAGGCTAATTTCCGTGAGTTTACAGCATCGATTTTGAAGCAGATTGCACGCATTGCAACGCAGCTTCTTTTGATTAAGGCGATTGAGTCAACGATATCTAGTTTTGGCGGTAGTGGCGGCTCAACAGGTACAGCCATATCTAACTTTGGTAAATCTTTTGGCTTTGCATCTGGTGGCTACACTGGTAACGGAGGTAAGTATGAACCAGCTGGTACGGTGCATCGTGGTGAATTCGTGTTTACGAAGGAGGCAACTTCAAGGATTGGCGTAGACAACCTGTACAAGTTGATGCGCGGATACGCAAACGGCGGTGTCGTTGGGTCTGGTCCTGGTTATGCGACTGGTGGACTTGTTGGTGGAAGCAATGTTAACGTTGGTGGTGTGAATGTTACCGTTCAGACAGGTCTTGGCGGTGGTGGCGGTAATGACGCTAAACAGTTAGAATCTGGTATCAGGGTTATCATCGCAGAAGAGATTACTCAGTCCTTCCAGCAAGGCGGGACTGCTTACCAGTTCTTGCGCGGTTACAGTTAATAGCACTTTTTGTTAAAGCCAAATGGACTTGGCTTGATACAATGAGTGAAAATTAACCGAGGATTTAAGAAATGAACTGGAATGATATTTTTGAGTATAGAGATGGTGTTCTTTACTGGAAGGTGAAGCCAAGATATAGGACCAACATTGGTGACATCGTTGGAGCAAAAACAAAGCAAGGTTACATAACGGTATCATACATGAAGAATCGCATGCTTGCTCATAGATTGATTTGGGAGATGCATAATGGCCCAATACCAGAAGGAATGCAAATCGATCATATAAATCACGTCAGGACAGATAACAGGATTGAAAACCTAAGGGTTGTTACAATATTCCATAACAATCAGAACTTAAGCATAAGCAAGAGAAATAAGAGTGGATGCGTAGGCGTTGAGTGGCATAAAGCTGCATCAAAGTGGTGCGCATCAATACACGCAAATGGTAAAAAATACTATCTTGGGATTTATGAAAATCTCGAAGATGCGATAAAGGTAAGAAGGGATGCTGAGGTAGAGCACGGATTTCATAAAAATCACGGGAGTAAATGATGGCATTAGAAAGTTTTAACTGGTGTACTCAGATTCAAAATGGAGGGGGTTCCTTCACCAATACAAGCAACGTAAGGACGGTTTCATTTGGTGGCGGCTACAAGCAAATTGGAAGTGGAGGATATAACACAAACGTCAGAACCTACAACATGACATACACCAACACCAACTGGAAGGAAGTATTGGACTTCTGCTTTGCACATATCATCACCCCGTTCGCATGGACAAATCCGCAGGGTGAGCTTAAGCTGTTTGTTGTGGCTCAGGATAGCATCAGCGTCACGCCAAATACTAGGGAATTGCAGACTGTATCAATGCAGTTTGTAGAAGTTTTTACCAGTATGCAGTAAACTAAGACCCTACGGGGTCTTTTTTTATTGGAGAAATATCATGGCAACGCCATTAAGCACTAAGTTTGAGAATCAATTACAAAGCTTGTTCCCTGGTGAGGTCGTTACACTTATTGAGGTTGACGGAGGAAAGTTTGGTGCACCAGTTTACCGCTTTCATGGGGAGAATATCAGCTATACGCCAGAAGAAATCATGATGGCGCAATCAACAGGTCAGCCACTGCCAGCAAAGACAATCACTTTCCGTGGAGAAGAGTACGGCGCAAGGCCTTTTGGTATTCAGGGTATTAACATGACTTCTGACGGCAAGGCAAACAAGGTAACGCTTGTTGTATCCAACGTAGACCAGAACATTTCCGCACTAATCAGGACTTACAACGGGCTTGTTCAGGCAAAGGTTACTATCTGGATCACCCTTCGAGAGAATATTAACGAAGATGGAACCATTGCTGATGGGGATTACCGTAAGTTGGTTTACTTCATTGAGCGACCTAAGCAGGTTGACTACAACACGGCGTCATTTGAATTAACTAGCCCAATGGATATGGATGGTATTTACATTCCTGCGCGACTTGTTCAGTCTGTTTGCTATTGGGCACAGCGAGGGCTTTACCGCTCAGGTAATGGATGTGACTATATGGGTAATAGGTATTTTGATAAAGACAACGTGCCTGTATCCGATCCATCACAAGACTTTTGTGCCGGAACGGTAACGGCTTGCAAGCTAAGGTTCGGAGAGAATAACCAATTATCATTTGGCGGTTGTGCGGCAGCAAGTCTTCAGGCCAAAGCCAATCAGAACTAAATAGCACGAATTGCTAAAGACGCGCAGACAGGATTGGATTACAGTTACCTCACACAAACGAGAGGAGATGAAAAATGTTCTACATTAAATTTAACGGATACAAAAAACACAAAGAAGAATGCTATGGTTTGTTTTCTGTTGGTGATACTTACGCATGTGATGTTGTCGACTCAGGTGTTTACTATCAGGTTATGGATGATGATGGTAAAACTGTAAAATTTAGAAGCTTTTTTCATGATAGTTATTACAACTTTTCAAGAGTTGACCTTAATGATGAGGGTGTCAATTTGTTAAGTGATACGCATGATGGAGAGATGAAATATAGAATGAATGGCATTGATGTTACTAAGTCATTCTTTGATGAAAAGCTGATTGAGGCTGAGGAGCTTAAATCCAAGGGTGTTTCAGTATTTATAGACTTTGAGGTTTATTTTGAATAAACGAAATTAGTGTTAAACTAGGTCAATCGAGAGATTGGCCTTTTTTATTGGAGGTAAAAGTGTTAACACCAAAAGTTAAGTTGGAAATCTTCAAGCACGCAAAAGAATTTTACCCGCATGAGTGTTGCGGGGTTGTAACTCAGAAGGGTATGGCTCAGAAGTATCACAGGATTACTAACTTATCTAAAACACCAGAGCAATCATTCATTCTTGATTCATCAGAATTCATGGAGATTTTGGAAAATGAAGGTATTGTTTATGTTGTTCATTCTCACACTGGCGACGGCGCAACTACCAGGCCTTCCGCAGCAGATATCTGTAGCTGTAACGAGTGTGAGCTGCCTTATGTTATCGTGTCTATTCCTGAGGGTGATCTGCGTATTATTCAGCCTGAAAAGATGCCTTTATCTGGCAGACCTTGGGGTCTTGGTAGCTTTGATTGCTGGGGGCTCATTATGGCTTTCCATGCTATTCACGGAGTTAAGTTGAACGACTACCGAGTAGATTATCAATGGTGGACGAATGAATACCCTGACAACATCTATGATGATAATTGGCAACTTGAAGGGTTTGAGTTAGTTCGAGGTAATGACATACCAATTGGATCAATGATTATGATGCAGATTCAGAGCGAGAAGACCAACCATGCTGCCATCTACATTGGTGATAATAAAATCCTACACCATTTATATGGTAAGATGAGTAAGGTTGATTTGTACGGCGACTACTATCGTGAGCGGACAGTGCGAATCGTAAGGCATAAAGATTTACCGGAGGATGCGGGTTATGACCCAGAACGTGATTGATGTTAAGTTGGGATTAGGTTTGGGCAGGAAGTTTGGAAAGCTACATAAGCTTTGCGTGAAAACAGTCCCAGAAGCAATGCGAGCTCTTTCTGTAAACATTCCTGAATTTAAAGAATTCATGCGTAGCCATGTGGGCCAGAACACGAGGTTTGCTGTATTCGTTGACGGTAAAAATGTTAACGAGCACAAGATTAATGACCTGCAGACTGTTCGTGAAATCAGGATTATGCCAATACCACAAGGTAGAAAATCAGGTGGCTTATTCCAGACCATACTTGGCGGTGTACTTCTGGTGGCGTCCTACTTCTTTCCTGTTCTTTTGCCAGTAGCTGTGGGCCTTCTTGCTGGTGGTGTAGCTCAGTTATTGGCACCACAAGCAACAGGATTGAACGACCAGGCATCACAAACAAGCAACCGAGCATCATACGCATTCGGCTCTGCAGTAAACACCATTGCTGCTGGCAACCCTGTTTGCCTACCTTATGGATATCGAACGGTTGGCGGCGCTGTATTTAGTGCTGGTAGCTATAGTGAAGATATTAGTTAAAATCACAACCCGCCTAGTGCGGGTTTTTTATTTAGTGTAGAATGGCACAAATGGTTAAACAAACAACGAGGTTATATGATATGACCGATTTGCCAAAGATTTATGGAAGCAAGGGTGGAAGCCAGAAGCAGCACACGCCTGTAGAGCAAGAAGATAACCTGATTTCACTTAACAAGATTAAGGTTCTGTTGGCGGTTGCTGATGGTGAGGTTGACTCAAGTTTCTCACTAAAGGATCTCTACCTTGCTGATGTTCCCGTACAGAACCAGGACAACTCATTCAACTACGAAGGTGTAACGGCTGAGTTTCGCCCTGGCACTCAATCCCAAGATTACATCGCAGGACTAGATGGTGCTGCGTCGGAGATTCAGGTTAGCCGTGAGATTAACAACGATACGCCTTACATCATCGCAGTTAACAACAGTCAGTTATCAGCAATCCGAGTCAAGCTGTTCTGGCCTCGACTAGTTAAACAAGAAGAGAATGGAGATTTAAATGGTACAACATGCGAATATGCAATCGATTTATCAGTTAATGGCGCAGCGTACACGGAATATACCAGAGGCGTGGCTAACGGTAAAACTACAACAGGTTACGACCGCAGTATCAGGGTTAACTTACCAGCAGAGTTTAGCAGCGCTCTTGTTCGTATTAGGAAGTTAACTCCGGACTCAACAAGCAGCACACTGGTTAACGGGATGCAGATTACAACCTATCAGGAAGTAATCGACGCTAAATTCCGCTACCCTCTTACGGCTCTTGTTTACGTTGAGTTCAGCTCTGACCTTTTCCCAAACGGCATCCCAACGATAGCTATTAAGAAGAAGTGGAAGATTATCCGTGTACCAACAAACTACAACCCAGAGACTCGTACTTATAGCGGAACCTGGGATGGCACTTTTAAAATGGCATGGTCTGATAATCCAGCCTGGGTTTTATATGACCTGGTGGTTAGTCAGCGTTACGGCCTGGACCAGCGGGAGCTTGGTGTAGAGATTGATAAGTGGGGCCTGTATGAAGCTGCGCAATTCTGTGACCAGATGGTTCCGGACGGCAAAGGCGGGATGGAGCCGAGATATACTTGTAACGTTGTCATTCAGCAGAAAGTGGAAGCTTATCAGCTTATTCGTGACATCTGTTCTATTTTCCGAGGTCTAACCTTCTATGACGGTGAGCAAATCGGGATTGTTGTAGACAGGCCGCGCCAGCCTAGCTATGTATTCACCAATGATAACGTTGTTGATGGATTGTTTAACAGGACATTCTCTAGTGATAAGTCTCTTTACACGACTGCAAACGTTCAGTTTGATGACGTAGAGAATAACTATCAGCAAGATGTCGAGCCAGTATTTGACCTTGAGGCGACTCGTAGATTTGGTTACAACCCTGTAGACCTGACCGCAATTGGCTGCGTAAGGCGTAGTGAGGCTAACCGTCGAGGTAGATGGTTGCTGAAAACAAACCTTCGCAGTGAAACGGTAACTTTCACAACTGGCCTGGAAGGCATGATTCCTATGATTGGTGATGTAATTGCTGTCAATGACCAGGCGTGGTCTAGCAACTACACATTGAACCTTTCGGGTCGAATCGTTGAAGCTACAGGATTACAGGTTTTTGTTCCGTTCGCTATTGATGCTGACCCTGGCGACAGGATTTTAATCAACAAGCCAGATGGAAGCCCGGAGTACAGGACTATCGCTTCCGTATCTGCTGATAAGCTTACGCTTGAACTGAATACAGCATTCAGCTTCACGCCCCAGCCTGATACGGTATTCGCAATCGACAAGCAGAATCTTGCGTTGCAGCAATATGTGGTTACCGGGATTCAAAAAGCTAACACGGACGGCGAGGACTCATTCCAGTACAGCATCACAGCTGTTCAGTATGACCCTAACAAGTACGATGAGATCGACTACGGAGTAAACATCGATGACAGGCCAACAAGCATCGTTGACCCTGACAGGATTTTACCACCTGAAAATATCACCGTTACTAGCTACAGTAAGGTAGTTCAGGGATTAAGCGTTGAGACCATGGTTATCGGTTACGACAAGGTGCAGTATGCGAAAACATACAACGTACAATGGCGTAAGAATAACGGAAACTGGATTAACGTTCCCGAGACGGCTAACACTGAAGTTGATATTGAAGGTATCTACGCTGGCATTTACGACGTCAGGGTTCGTGCTGTAACTGACCAAAAATCAGTATCGGCATGGTCTGAAATAACGACAGTCAGCTTGACTGGTAAGATTGGAGAGCCATCAGCGCCGCCTGTAATTACCGCGTCTGATGATGAGGTTTTCGGGATTAGGGTTAAGTGGGGGTTTCCTACTGATTCAGCCGATACTGCGTACACTGAGATTCAGCAGGTTCCTGATAATGGTTACGGTACATACAATCCAGAAAACGCATCACTGCTTACGCTGGTTCCTTACCCTCAATATGAGTACTGGCACACAACTCTTCCAGCAGGAAACGTGAGGTGGTACAGGGCGAGGATTATTGACAGGATAGGTAACGTATCTCCATGGACTGATTTTGTCAGAGGCATGGCATCCGATGATGTAAGTGCGATCATTGGCGATATAAAGGTTGATATCGAAAACTCTGATGGGTACAAATATCTTCTCCAGAACGCTATTGATGCAAATACTGACATCCAGAATCAGGCTGAGGCAATTATAGAGAACGCTCTAGCAAACGATACTGATGTACGCGTTATGACAAAGGAGAATCTTAACAGGAAGGCTGAATATCGTCAGGCCGTGAGTTTGATTGCTGATGAAACTCAAGCCCGTGTAGACGCCCTCACGGAGCTCAAAGCGCAGATTGATGATGAGATTGTTGGACAGATTACGACAATTGAAACCGCTCTAGCTACGGAGACGGAAGCAAGGGCTACGGCAGATACCGCATTAACTGCGCAACTAGGTGAGAATACAGCGGCGTTAAATCAGAAGCTTGATTCTTACGCTACAGTTGAAGGCGTTGGTGTTCAGTACGGCGTTAAGCTTGGCCTGAAGTACAATGGAGTTGAGTATGGCGCCGGTATGAGCATGGAGCTAACTGGAAGTGGTGGAAACGTTCGTAGTCAGTTCATTTTCGATGCTAACAGGTTCGCAATCAGCAACGGCATTAGCTCTGGTTCCGGTCAGTGGTCGCTGCCTTTCGTTGTCGAGAATAACCAGGTGTTCATTCAGAGCGCGGTGATTCAGGATGGTTCAATTACTAACGCTAAGATTGGTAACAGGATTCAATCAAACAACTATGTTGCAGGTAGCGCTGGATGGGCAATTGATAAATCTGGTTTTGCTGAGTTAAGTAACGCCACTGTTCGCGGTAGCCTGTACGCTAACAATGGTAACTTCGCATTTAACGGAACAAGTAATACTGTTCAGATTAACGGTAACGGAATCACTGTTAACTTACCTGGCGGAGGAAGGGTTGTAGTTGGAGTTTGGAATTAAAATATAGGCCCCTTCTGGGGCCTTTTTTAGTACATGCTTGGTATGTAAGGCAGCTGCATTGAGATGTTGGTGTTGAATGGAAAGTTTGCGCCTGACTGGGTTGAGTAGTTACCGTAAACGCTTCCTTTGTGCGCCCTAACCTGACCATTGGACATTGCAACGCCTTTATATCTTAGGTTGTTATATCCTCCAGTAACCTCAACCATAGCGCCGCATCGTAGTACTGGGAAGAATCCACCTCCTATAGATTGGTATGAGTTAGATAACTGCAAGAATCCACTTAGAACAAATGGCCTCTTTACGCTTGAGAACACAATCTGACCAGCTGCGTTTGACATTGTTAACCCAGGGCCAGCAGTTGGTGCGGTATTGTTAAATATCACAAGGTCAATTGTTACTGAACCTGTAACGTTATCAATTCCAGTGTACGTGTTGTTAGTACATAGCAGCCTTGTTCCGTCAAACTCAAGCGTCACGTTAGCGTTATTCCATCTTGCAAAAGGTATTCCTGTTATTGGTAGGGTGTAGCTGCCGTTAACTGTAACGGAACCAACATATTGAGCAGTAAGAAGCCTTGAGTTTGATGTTATCGCCGTGAAATTTGTCGAGTCACTAACAAATATACCCTCACTTCCAGATGACGCTCCAAGGACCTCGAAGCCCTGAGCTCCGAACCCAATCAGGTGTCCTGATGATCCATTGAAGTTTCCTATGCTTATCCTACCTGTTGAGTTATTAACCCTTGAGAATCCATTCATGAAATAAACCTCTGGTATAAAGTCGAAGTCATAAACATCAACAGCCTTTGTGGGCAATATAAAGGCCGTAGAGCCCTGAGTCATTGTTAGACTGAAGTCTCTGGTGCTGTTAGCAGAATCGAACGTAGAGCCGCTGCTAAGGCTTCCTGTTACGGCTGGGGCTCTTAACCCTGCCGTAATCTCCATTCTTGGCCTTCCGTCATTAAGGTCTATTAAGATACCTTGAGGCATTATTTCCACTCCTTTGTGCCGTGATCTTTAACTGAGCCAGAGAAGTTCTTGATACCATCCCAGCGGATATCAGTTTCACCTGAAGCTACAACTACACCGCCTTTCCATTTAGCAACACAAGAACCGTTAACTTCAGTCGCACACCAGCCGTCAGGGCGCGGGCCAGAAGAACAACCTACTGTCATGATTACTGCTGCTGCGATGATTGCTGATTTGATGAAGTTAGTCATTTTGTATTCCTTAGTAAGTGTGTTTCGTTTCGATGGAGTAACTATAGCAAAGGCTGCTGCTGGAGTCTTTAGCAAATCGTGCTATTTGATATACGCGTAACCGATGTAACTCGATGTATACAATATCATCCGCGGAAAATTGTATACGCTTTTTACGCGCAGATACGCATTAGTTACATCTATAAATCCTTATATAATAAGGGTTTAGAGTATTATTATTATTATATATATTACTATGTATATATTGTAACTACTCTCTATAGCTATGTTTGTATGTTTTTCTAAAAGACTATGTTTTATTTCCAGTTAAGGAGGAAATGCATATAGATATAGATAGGGTGCAAAAGTGGTGGATACATTGGTTACAACAGTTACATTCAGCATCCATGCAGCCCAGAGACTCGCGAGGCGTATTTATGTGCGGTTTACACCGATATACAAAATAGCACGAATAATCAAAAAGGATGCTTCATGATTGGTTATAGTGCACTCATCGGCAGCAATGGCGTTGCTATAAACGAGTAATAGATGATGGATATTATTAAAGTTGATGAAGAGATGACCATGACAACCGCTGATATTGCTAAAATTGTTGATGTTCGTCACGATAACGTAATGAGGGATGTTAAGGCGATGTACGTTGAGCTGTATGGTGAAGGTAGTGCTCCTCAATTTGAGGAGCAAGAATACCATAATGGAAAGATGCACAATGTGGCAGTTCTCGACAAAGATCACACCATTTGCCTTGTTGCAAAATATAGCGCAAAAGCAAGAATGAACATGATTAAGAAGATTAAGGTTCTTGAGAGGGAAAACAAACTACTTAAGGAACATATGGCAAAAATGGTATCTTACGACATGGTGTTGAAGGAGAGGCTGCAAACCAACAAGGAGCTAGCAGCACGAAATCGCGCCGAAGATGAAGTTTACAAGCTAGAGAAGATTATCTATAAGTACATTGATAAGGCTTCAAATGGTGAAGAGGTTGACGAGAAGATGTATGAGCTTAAGTTTGATTCTAGTAGATACTTCGATTCTCAGGAGTTAGTTTACTCATATCAATCTCAGTGTGAAATTCTTTGCCAGAAGTTAAACGATAAGGATGAGTTGATTAATAAGCTGGTTGATAAAAATAGCGAGATTTTGAAACTGAACTAATAGGCAAAACCGATTGGATAATAGAAATTAAATTATTATATAGTTAATTTAAATAATATATATAGGTATTAATTATGAAATGGATTGATGTTAAAGACGCAAAGCCAAGCGATGACCAAGTATTTATTATTGTTAATTCAAGTAGTTATGGTGTGATGCCTGCTTATTGGAATTACTTAGTGGATCCTAAAACGTTTAAGAAGTATAGGTGCTTCACTACTCTTGGTTGCGAGGAGATTGATGATGTGACGCATTACATGCTGGCACCAAATCCTCCAAAATTTAGTTAATAATAGGCAAAACCAATTGGATAAACTTAGCCACGGATGGCATAGTTAACTCACACAAACAAAGAGAGATAGAGAAATGGCATACTTCATTATTCAAGAGCGAAACAATCCGATTTTCGGTAATGTCTACTACACGGATGAGGGTTCTGGGTACTGCGACCACAAAGCTGATGCTAAGCGGTTCAATACGAAAGCTGAGGCTATGGAGTGGGGTAGCATTAACGATGAGGAGTTTGGTGGCGTTGTTAAAGTGATTAAGGTTAAGGAATAATACGATGAGCTTCAAGGTTTACACTAACGATGAGTTAACCAACGAAGCCTACCATCAGGAGTCTGAACATGTGTCTGGCTCCGGTCTGGCTCATATCTTCTCAACTTGCCCAGCTGCATATAAGTTTGCCGAGCATGATGATAGCAATAAGGCTTTAAAGTTTGGCACATGCGCTCACACATGCATACTTGAGAATTCGGTATTTGACGCGACTTACTACCGCCAACCAGCACAGGAGGAGTTTGAAGACCTGATTACTAGCAAGGCGGCATTAGCAACTCGATTGAAGTCGATGGGGATTGCTGGCACTTCTGGTAAGGATTATCCCGAATTGATGGAGATGCTGGCGCTGACTGGTGAATCACTCAACGTATGGTGGGATATCCAGCGCTCTAGCGAGATTAAAGCTGAAGGTCGAGAGATTGTATCAGCTAAGGACTTTGACACCGTGCGGGCGATGCGAGAGGTTTTGTGTGGCATTCCTGCTTACAATGCAATAGTTAACAGTGAAACCGCTCAGCGAGAGCTATCAATCTTCGGCGAGATTAACGAGTGTGGAGTGAAGGTTAGACTGGACCATGTCGATGTGGTTGGTGACACGGTTATCATTACCGATTTCAAAACGACATCAGACGCATCTCCTGAAGGTTTTGGTAGGTTGGCTGCTAACTATGGCTACTTGCTTAAGATGAGTTTACAGCGCGATCTATTTGTGCGTGCTTTTAACGAAAAGCGTCGAGTTGTTGTGCAATTACTGGCGCAGGAAAAGAAAGCCCCGTACCTGCCTATGCTTTACACATTATCAGATGCTCACATTGCTTTAGGTCGTAGGCAGTATATGGAGGCATTGGCAACATACAAGCAGTGCAAGAAGTTTAATGTCTGGCCCGGTTACAACGCGATTGAGGATTCGATGGAGTTGCAGGTTCCTTCTTACTATATGTCAAAATACGAAAACAGCACGAATAGCTAAAAAAAGATTAAATCGGTGAGGTATAGTTACCTCATCGACAGCGAGAGGAAGAAAGATGAAGACTTCAGAAAGTAATAAATCAGTTTTACAGGCGCTCTTTAAGGCTCGCACAGGCTTCGCTAAAGCAGCGAGAGACAAGCAAAACAGCCACCTTAAGAATCGATACGCGACGCTTGATTCGATGCTGGAGGCGGTAGTGCCTGCGCTTGATGACAATGACTTAATGATTATGCAGAGTATGCTAGAGACATCAACTTCTGATAATCTTAATGTTGAAACAACCCTTTATCACGTTTCTGGTGAGTGGGTTAGCTTCTTCATGATTATGCCTATTGTTAAGAAGGACCCGCAAGGCGTAGGCTCAGCATTCACATATGCACGACGCTACTCATTGGCTGCGGCGCTTGGAATTAGCCAATCAGATGATGATGCTCAGATGGCAGTCAAGAGCGTAAAAGATTGGAAGCGCGAAGTGGAAAAAGCAGAGACTCGCGATGAACTTGTAGAGGTTTACAAGGCTTGCAAATCACAAGCTGATGCCGCAACGTGGGGTATTGTTGAGAAGGCCATCATCGAAAAGCAAGCAGAGATTAAGATGGCTTCTGCAAGCGGCTTCAACCCAGCGAAACCAAAAGAAGTAACTAAAGTTGTTGTAAATGCACCGAGTGAAGCTGTAGAATCACAACCAATCGAGCAGTTCTAAATTAAACGGGGCTTAGGCCCCAAAATCAAACGAGAAGAGAGAATAACATGCACGTAATTACAGGTCAGATTCGCAAAGCTCCTTACACTAAAGATGGTCAGAATGCCAAAGGTAACTGGAAAATGTACGCCATCGAGATGAGCGAATCATACAAGACTAAAGATGGCGAGCGTAAGTACAGTAATTACCGGATTACGATGTTTGCCAGTGAGGCGCAGATTAGTTGGTATGATGAAGCATTTCAGGAAGGGAAAGTTATTTCTGTGAGTGGTGATTCATTGGCGGTTAATGAGCGTGAGCATAATGGAAAGGTTTATATTACGCTTGAGTTGCAGAATCCTCGATTGATGTTCAGCCAGCGAGGTGGGGAATCAGCACCACAGCAACAGCGCCAGCAGCCTCAGCAACAGCAGCGGCAGCAACCACAGCATCAAAGCCAGTTTGAAGACGATATTCCGTTTGCTCCCATTGGTCTTCAGTACGGTATGTCAAATATTTATGTACTATAAAGGCTGTTTCAAATGTGGTGGGCTTAAGCCCATCACGGAGTTCTATAAACATAAAGCCATGGCTGACGGACGTGTAAATAAGTGTAAGGAATGCAATAAGGTTGATGTTAAATCAAATAGAAAATCAAAAATAGAATATTACAGAGAGTACGATAGAGAAAAGGGCAATAGACAGAAGGATGGTTACGTTAAGGAGTATAGATCAAGAAACCCCATAAAATATAATTGCCACACGATTTTAAATAACGCGATAAGGGATGGTGAGATCAATAAAAAACCTTGCGAGGTTTGCGGGAATGATAAGGCGGTAGCTCATCATGATGATTACTCAAAACCAATGGATGTAAGATGGCTATGCCAAGCTCACCATATGCAATGGCACGCAGAAAACGGAGAAGGATTAAACGGATAAAAGATAAAGCCCCTTTCGGGGCTTTTTTTATACAGCAGTACTTAGTTGAAGATAAGCACCGTTTGATCCACCAATCCAGGCAGCAGCAGAGCCATAAGTTGATGGGTTGTCGTTAATAATCCAGTCACCAGCTCTAATTACGCACTTTGAACCATACGTATCTGTTGGCCTTGAACTGAAACCATAGTCAACATATCTAAAACCAACCTTAACAACGTTATCGTTAATTGGGAACACCATAAGGAAGCTAGAGGCCCTGAAGTTGTTGTTTCTAAAAATACCACCAGAAAAACTATCAATATCAAAAATGGTTGATAGTGTCGCTCCAGTTGTGTTTCTAAAAATGTTGTTTTCAAACGTTGGTGATGTTATTTCATACCCAAACCTGCACGAAATATACCCACCGTCTATAATGTTATTGCTGACTGTAGGGTACTGCCCTCCAACCCCAAGGCCACCATATCCAGGTGTAAACCTGCATTTGTTACCAGAGAATGTAGTTCCAACCCACGACGAAGCACCAAGCACAGGCGCTTTTGTATCAGTCATTGTATTATCTGTGATAATCAATCCATTTTTAACCTGCACCCCTTCGTTGTAACCCTGCACAGATATTCCCCCTCCAATCATTATGTTGTTAGATATAATGATGTTACTCAATCCTTCATTAACACCCCAATCATTGGAATCGTCGTTAGTTATCAAAAGATAGTGAGACGACGCTCTGCCAACAGAGTCGGTTGTAATAATGCTTGTATTTCCCTTACATATCACATTGTTACAAGCGAAGGCTTCAACAAAAATCCCTGAGCCAGCATAATAGTTATCAGTAACTGTTATGTTCTCTCCAGCTGGGGTTATCCTTGACTGGATGGATATAGGATAATAGAACTTATTGTTGTGAGCATAAGACCTTCTGCTGCGCTCTGAAATCGCATAGTCCTCACCATAAGTATGCCACACCCTACCAGACTGCTTTGTTTCATTTCCAATAAATTCAGAATAGTCACAATTCCTGGTTATCAGGCAGTAGTTTACGTTATATTTAAACTTTGAGTTCCTTAGGGCAATGAATGCGTTTGAGTCTCCATTTAAAGCATCAGCGTTTATGAATGCCCTTGAGGCGTTAACAATCATCTTATCAACAACAACTGATGAGCAACCTTCAGCAAGGAATCCAAACCAGTCTTCCCTAGCCCTGTGAGTTGTGTCTGATTCACCGATTGAATAGTCTGAAAAATCACTATTCCAGTTAAAGCCTTCAGCGATGAAATCACAACCCTTAAGTCCAAAAACAACCCTTTCCGGAGAAGAGCTCGCTGATATATCAATCTCTACATCGTTTTTGGCAAAAATCTTTACCTTTAAGCCGCTCAAGAAAAAGGCAGTCTGCCTAAAAACACTATATTTGTCGTTGTACTGAACCCCATTGTCGAAAGAGACTTTTAGCCTTCCTGCACTGAGTCTCACAGTCTTTGACTGTTCGTGACCCATCTGAATGCACTTCATTACTGATGCATTTGATGTGTTGATGCCAGAAACATCATGCCCAGCCCATTCGGTGTGAATTTCATCAAATCCAGAGGTGATTCGAACCCAACACCCAAGACCTGACGGATCAGATTCGCCAGAAGCGGAAATGAAATCAGCAATTCCGCTATGCGTTCCGTCAAATGGAACGGTGGGGCTGAACACTGTAACCCCATTGTGTCTACTTTTTGGAGTTGTTTCGCTCCAATAGAAAACACCACCACCAGAATTGGAGCCAGAAATATAAGACTTAACATTCACAATTGACTGAGGTTGTGCTTGTTTGTTAATTAAGTCATAAATAGAGCTAACACCAGAAGAGTATCCGCCAAGCTGAACCCAAGCTCCATCACCAATCCCGCCAGATGTTTCAGGCGTTGAGTTTGCTGGAACAACTTTAGGGAGTGACCCCGCCCACACATAAGCCTCCGCAATTCCATTTTTAACATTTAAGATTTGCTGGCTTTTCGACTGGATAGTCATTCCATCCTGAAAGTTCCCACCAAGAGCAATTGTCCTTATTGCGTCAGATTCGGCTTTTGAGTAAACATCAAGTAAGTTTCTAGCCCTCGATGCCGTAGCTCCACCTCCGGACTTGCCAGCCCCAACCATCACCATTTCTCTACCTGGTGCAAAAACCCTTGCGCCAGGCGCTCCTGTAAACTGGATGTAAATTTCCCTGCTATACTGGTTGCTTGTTGATGACTGAGATACAACCCTTAAGGAGTGCGTTGTTGTATTACTTGACTTTGATATAACTTGAATACATAAGGCAGCTATGGATTCACCGAAGGTTAAAGTGATATCGCCCGGGGTGTTCATCATTGATGAAACATTGGCGCGATAAAGTCCTCCTGACTTAAAGGTAAAATTCTGCCAATCGAAGTTATTTATTAGCGGTGTTGAATCTGTAGCTATACCAATATTAGCAAGCGTAACCAAGGTTCCAGCATCACCAGCATTAGCAATAACATCAACCGTGTTATTGTATGCCGCTTGCGCACTGCTTGCGCTTGATTCAGCCAGAGTCTGGCTTGTAGCGGCAGCTTGCTGGCTGGCTGATGCTGCCAATGCGCTTGATGCTGCATTTGTTTCGCTTGCCTTTGCTTCATTAACTAATCGCTGTAACTTATCAAAATCAAAATCACCAGACTTAGCAAGCTCAACAAGATCCGCAATCTGCGTCTCACTTGACTGATAGTAACGAAGAGTCTCAGCGACGTCTTGAGCCAGCCCTTGAACTGTAATCCCGTCATGAGCCAGGATGAAATACTGAGTGCCTTCCGGAGCTATAAATCCCTTATCGTTAAACGCGCGAATGCTTGTATCACTCAAGATCTCAGCGATTGTCACGATGCTAATCGGTGATGTATTGAAAATCATTGTTGCACCAACGCGAATGAGCGTTAGTGGTTGTCGCCAGGTTGTCCCTACGCCAGTAACTGTACCATCAGCATCTAGCGAGGCAGTGCCCGCGTCATAAATCGCCATAATTGTAAATCCTTAATTTAAGTTGATAGCACGATTTGCTAAAATAAAGTATACCATCTTCCTTGCATAAAAAAACCCGCCGAAGCGGGTAATTTTCATTAGCACTTATCTATCAGATCTTGTGGTTTATATAGCCTTCGCTCAAGTCCCATTTTGAAGTTTCCATGGTTAGGCACGACCACTTTCAAATCTCGCTCATCAGCCAGATAAAGAGTTCGCAAATCATCAGGAAGGCAAGCTGCCCGCAACTCGCGTTCCCCGCGATAACGATAGGCCACTATTTCAAGGTTCTCTGGTGTGAAAGTAACCCACACCTCCTGACTGGTTGCCATCTTAACTCGGTAGCCATCAATAAGATCGCTTGTCATATATATGGCTGCATCCTCCTCTCCGCTTCCAAGCTTAACCACTGAGCCGCGCGAATAATCACGAGCCAGAAAGGTGTATTCGCCGTTATCATAAGCGAACATTACGTTACACATTTCATCATCAACCCCATCAGCATGAACCATATAGCATGGCAGTGCGTGTATTAGCTCCTCAGAGCCATCCTTGCGCAACTTTACACCAACATCATACGAATCCTCAGTCAAACACTCATACAAGCTTAAATCAGTACTCTCGCGTTTCTCTGTGCGCTCCATTACATCCAAGCATGACTCATGGTCAGACATCTTACCCAATCCTTTCTCAGGTACTCGCGATGCTCTGCGGTAAGCCTTTGCCTTGTAATCCTGCGGAACTTTACCAAGGAATCGACCCAGAATATTAATCACCTCACTGTAAGGCTCACCAGTCAATTTCATCATCCAGCCAACGCCAGAGTCATTACCGCATTGGTTGCAGATAGCCCCGCCGTCACCAGGAGAGTTAATGTTGTCAGTCCAGCGGAACCTGTCTTTTCCCGAGCAATGGGGGCACGGGCCGTGTTTTTTGCTAAAGTATGAATCATTAAGGCCGCATATAGACTGGAGCGCCTCCCTCCACAAGCCTTTCATGTACGGCAGGACTTCTTCTTTTTGGTAACTTATCTCGCTCACTGTATTCACTCCAATAAAAAAGGTTGCACCGATTATGGCACAACCTCAATTGTTACTCTTTAGCTTTTCGTGCTGCTTCGTTTGCGGCTTTAATTTTGCGCCATGAACGGCACTCAGGCTTAGTTGCTAATTCAGCATCAGTAACCACGCGAAGCATGTGGCGCTTTTTGCAACGAAGAGTGAGAGGCTTACCGTTGCCGTCAAATTGAAGATCTGGACGGCAGAATGTAGCTCTAAAGCCCTCACCTGTTCGCTTGTATCGATTGTGAGCTAGCTGAGCACCGCGCGCCGACATCATGCCGCGATTAAACCACTCCTCAACAGCCTGGCGAGTAACCTTCAATTGTTTCGCCATATTCGCCTTGCTGCCGTAAAAGTCTAAAACAATTTCAAGTCTTGCCCTCAATCCCGCCCTTACCTCATCCTTTAAAACATAGTAACCTGACGGTCGTTTCCGAGGCTTCTTGTCTTCTGTTCGTATTGTTCCGTTATTACCGTTAAGAGTACGCTTATCAATTTCACTCACTTTTATCACCTCGATAGCATTTTTTGTTAAACATTGGCTTTGATGGCTGTTATTATAGCGTCAATAGAACGAACATGAAAGGCATTTGAGAACATGACTATGCGATTGAAATCAATACAAAAACAGACTGAAGAACTAGGCGAAGATAAGATTAAAGAGATTCAGGAAAAATTTACATCATCAAATGGAATGGTTCCATACAGTTATCAGTGCGTAATGTATGATGAGATCGCCAAGCGCATTGGTAAATATAAGCACCCGTTCATCGCAATGGCTTCAGTTTCTGCTGGTAAGACTCTGGTTTTCGCTATGGTTGCAAAACGCTGTTCTGAACTTGGTTTGCCAATGCTTCTACTTGCTCGCCAGGCAGAGCTGGTTAGCCAAAACGCATCTGAAATCTCAGATTATGGAGTTCCTAACTCTATTTACTGTTCTGGTCTTGGCGTTAAGTCATCTTACTTCCCTGTAATTGTCGGCTCTGAAGGTACAGTTGTTGGTGGATTGGATAAGGCTCTTGGTGATTTTTGCCCGGCTGTGGTGGCAATAGATGAGTGTCATATGGTTGATGACCAGGATATCGCTGAGGCAATAGATAACAATGAGACACCTCAGCAAGCAAGAGACAAAGGACGCAGTCAGTATACAATCATCATTCTTACATTGATGGAGAGATGCCGCGCCAAGTATGGTCGTGAACTTAGGATATTCGGACTGACTGGCTCTCCTTTTCGCGGGACCACGCCAATTGTTGTGGAGAACCTTAAGGAACTTGGATTCTGGCGTGAAACAGTGACTAACATTGATACCAACTATCTAGTTGAGTTTGGCTCTGTTGTTCCTACGAATTTTGGGTCTACTGATGGCGTTGGTTATGACCTGTCAGAGTTCGACACTTCAGCTGATGATGGCGTTCAGGACTTCACTAAATCTCAGCTAGAAGCAATGGAGAAGAAGATTCAGCAGTCAGGTACAATGACAGCTGAGATTATGAAGAAGGTGTGGTTGGCGGCAAAAGATCGTAACGGTGTTCTCGTGACGTGCGCTGGTGAGCGCCATTGCAAGGAGGCTGCAAGTTACCTTCCGGAAGGTGAGACTTACTGCATAATTACTGGAAAAACTGGTGAGAAGCAGCGTAAGGAGCTACTGGATAAGTGCTTAAATGGAGAGATTAAGTTTTGTTTTCAAGTGCAAGCACTAACTACTGGCGTATCTATTCCACCATGGGATACAAGCGTAATCCTACGCAAGATTGGCAGCTTAACTCTTCTAGTCCAACTTCTAGGTCGCGGAATGCGCAAACTGAAGAAGCTACATGAAGATAAAGGAATGGTTAAGAATGACCATTTGGTTTTAGATTTTGCTGGAACTATGGACTCGATGGCATCATTGTACTTCAATCCCATTCTTGAACAGGCTCAGTATCAGCTACGCAAGAGCAACGGCAAGGAGACTAAGCAGTGCCCAGTTTGCGGAACTGAGAATAGTTTTTATGCTCGCCGATGCATGCATGTTGATGAGAGTGGTGATCGATGCTCTTACTTCTGGGTAAGTCGCACATGTGAAGACCAGAAAGACCCACGAACAGGAAAGGTTATCGTTAAAGGCTGTGGAGTTCAGAATGACGTTGCAGCTAAGATTTGTAGGGGTTGCGATTGCACTTTGCTTGATCCAAATCTCAAGTTAAGCGGCAAACATTACCGCAAGAACGACTGGTTTGATGTTGTTGACTTTAAGGTTGGGCTAACAAAGAACCAATCAGGAATCATCTACAACTACATCCTTGATGATGGCATGGGTGGGACATTTAAAGCTCATGAGGTTTTCTTCGTAGAGTCTGACCATCGAGTATGTAAAACACTCTGGCTTAATAATGGCATTAAGGGTCACGTAGTTGATATGAATGCCAAGCGATATATGGCTGCATATCGCAATGCTCGCAAGATTATGGAGTATGCGCAGTACATTCAGGCTCCGAAGCGAGTAACTCACCGCAAGACCGCCAAAGGCGGCGATAACATGGCAAATAAGGAGTTCTGATGATTAAGTTATTTCACGACAAGACAAGCACTGACAAGGCTAAAGAGGTAGTCCATCAAATTAATTCGATTGCATGGGTGAGACATAATCACCCTGAGATATTCGCGTTTCACGTAAAGAACGAGGGGCTGAAGTCAATCGGTACAGCCATGAAGGATAAGCAGGAGGGGGTTGTCAAGGGAGTGTCAGATATCTTACTGATTGGACCAAATGGATTTGCCGCAATAGAGCTTAAACGGGCAATAAAATCAGATAGCAAAGTTTCTAAGGAGCAAAAGGAGTTCCTTGAAAAGGTATCAGAAACAGGAGGTTACGCAGCAATCTGCTACGGGTTCGAAATGTTTAAAATGGCAATTGAGGACTATCTATCAAATAGCACGAATTGCTAAAGACGAATCGATGAAGTGGTGTATTATCACTTCATCGAAACGAAACAAACAAATGAGGGGAGCAAAATGAAAAAGTTAATTATCGCAACTATCCTGATGGCAGTGGCAAGTGTTAATGCAGACGCAAAAGCTAACAACTGCCATGACATCGTTCAGTACGCTTACAACCTTGCAGTTAACGAATGGGGCGCTAACAAAACTGATGTGGTTAATGCTAAAACAGTTTCTATGTATATCAATACTTGCGAGACGGCAATAGAATCTCGCGGCAAGATTAGTAAGGATGAATTGACTAATAAGTATGACTCAATAGTCGCTAAAACAAAAAGCGAAATGGATATTAAAGATATCGCAATCCTTGTATCTCGAATCTCTTACGATAAGGCATAATTATATGAAAACTTATTTCGAAACTAAATGGGAACTTTTTAAGGAGATGGCGGCTCAGGAGTTGCATAAAGCTGGGTATAAATATGACGGCTGGGATATGGCTTGGTGCCTGGACATGAGTTTTGATCATGATTACCTGAACACCGATATCGAAACATGGCGTGACCGTATGGTTGCAGATATCGCAGAAATGAAAAAAGATTGCCCGGAGGATTTTTTATGATTAATAATAGACCGTTCGTTGTTACGTTTAAGCCAAGAAACAACACCCCACGGATGGATATTGATGAGTACCTTCTAAAGCGCGGGAATAGCTATTTTGTTCTTGAAATTTCCGCTGACTCAGATAGATACATCGTTAAAAACGATGCGGGTATTGTTGTTAGTGTTTCAAAATTGGATGTGGAGATTGTGAGATGAAAATCGTAGACAAAGAGATGTTTGAAATTGCGCAGTCTTTCGCAAGTGACGCAGTTAAAAATAGCTCTGAATATTGCTGGATGTGCGCTAAAGAATACCTGAGAATAGCTTACGGCTTATGATAGTTGAAACCGGACGCGCCGCGGTATGGGCGCACTGCGGAGAGGCGGGTTTGCAGGATGATATTAAGATGATAAGCAAGCATTTTGATATTGATGACATATCCGTAGTTTTTAACGGGAAGTTTAGTTACATGAACCAGCGTCCGCGTAAGTATGTAAGGGTTCCAGCGACGCCTAGCCTCGCGATGTATCGCGAGGAAGGTAAGAAGATATTTAAGAAGGGTGCTAAGAAATGAATTTACCAGGTCTTGATTTTGATGAGAGTAAGTATCCAGTTGTTTTTTTTGGTGAGGAACCTTACAGGAAGATTCCCTTCTCTGATTGGATTCCACCAGACTACCTTGATGTGCTGGTGCAAATTGAAGTGGGTAAGGCTGAGCTGATGTATTACTCTCCAGGCTGCAATATGATGATGCCTAGCGAGTACTCACCAGCAGTAGCGGCGCTAGAAACTGAGTTTCTTGATTACTGGCTAAAAGAGATTAAATAGCACTTTTTGTTAAAACGCATCGCCAATGATGGCGTATAGTGCGTTCATCGAAACGAGAGATGAGAGAGTAAGGCAATGAAAGTAAAATTAAATGACGTAACTTTTGGTACAGGTCTTCACGACTTCTTCTTAACTTTCCTGACAATTGGCAAGGTTTATGATGTAAAGAAGGTTGATAGCGACTTCTACTGCATAGTATACATAGAGGATGACACTGGCGATGTTATATCGATAGACCTAGTTGACAAGGAATACCTTGACTGGTCAATTGCTCAATGAAAACATTACTACCGTTGATGGCTATGCCATTAACCTTTATAATCATGTACTTCATAATCTGCTAACAGGAAATTAAATAATGGCTATCGCTAAAATAACCAACGAAGAGTTAAAGCAAGAATTGGCTAACGGTATGACTAACAAGGCAATCGCAGAGAAGTACGGTATGAATATTCGTAACGTTGAGCTTCGTCGCAGCAAGCTAGCTAAAGCTGGTGATGGTCACGGAAATGAAGGTATCAAGAAGCTAGTTCCAGATGGCTACATGGTTAAAGGAACTTCAACCATGATTGATGCTGAAGGTAACGAGAAGATTCGCTGGGTGAAGACTAGTATTGATAATGAGCGACTTGAAGAGATTATGGCTCAAGCAAAAGAGGCATTTTGCTCAGAACTCCCGAAGGCTGAAGTTGTTGAGAGTGATAAAGTTGATTTCGATGAGACGTTAACGCTTTACCCGGTTTTTGACATTCACATTGGCATGATGGCTCACGCCCACGAGGCTGGTGAGAACTACGACACGGCAACAGCTGAAAAGTTGATGAACTCATACTTTGACTATTCAATTAGCAAAGCTCCAAATTCAGAGAAGGCAGTGCTTCTGATTGGTGGTGATTTCCTTCACTCTGATGGTCTTGATGCGGTTACACCAGCAAGTAAGCACGTACTTGATCAGGATAGTCGATTTGCCAAGTTGGTATATGTTGCCATTCGATCTCTGTGTGCAACTGTAACTAAGATGCCAATGAAGCATAAAGAGGTTGAGATTCAGGTTATTGAAGGCAACCACGATCAGGCATCAATGATTTGGCTTCGAGCTGCAATGGCTGCATTCTATGACAACGAGCCACGAGTCCATGTTGATGTAAGTCCTGCAATCATGCACAAGACTCGCTACGGATCAACTTTGCTTGGGTATACGCATGGTCACACCATGAAGAAAGCCGAGGGTCGACTCGCTGCCATGGCTACTGATTATCGCAAGGACTTTGGTGAATGTGAGTTCGTTTACTGCCACTCAGGCCATTTCCATCATGCAACAGTAACCGAGTGCACGCTTGGTATTGACGAGGTTCACCCGGCACTAGCTAGTAAGGATGCTTACGCTGCTCGTGGTGGTTGGAGGAGCTATCGACAGGCTGCAGTAATTGTTTACCACAAGCAGTTTGGTGAGGTTGGTCGATTCATTTACCGCCCAGGCATGTAATAAACAGCACTAATTGCTAAAACAAAAATCAAAAGATGGGTTATATTTACTCCATCGAAACAAACGAGAGGATACAAAGGTGGCTAAGTTCACACAATCAGATGCGCAGATTGAAGTTAAAGATGTTGGTTTTGGTAAGACATTTAAGATTGCGCAGGCTTACGGCTCTAGCGAGGAAGATGTGAAAGTTGACACTATTAACCTTACCGCTAAAAATGCTCGTGAAATTGCTAACGCAATCCTTATTGCTCTTGGAGAAAAATGAAATGACTAAATTATTCTGCGTAAGCAACAAATCAAAAACTCTGCCGTTCACTGTAAACAATCCGTATAGCGCTGAGTACCAGGGTGACGGAAACTACAAGATTTATGGCGATGACATGACCTGGATTTTCGCACCGACCGATGGGGAATTGGTGGAATTCATTATCGCAGACTAACATATACAAAACATCATGTTGCAAACAGGCGGCCTTTAAGGCTGCCTTTTTTCGTTTATGTCAAAGTGTAATGTCTGGTATTATTTAACCAAATTAACTTAAAGAGGCCGCAACATGAAGCATTTCTATGACGCAGCCGCTTTGTCCGGTAGCGGAGTAGCTATGGGCGGCGGTTTATCTGACAATACAATCATCGGCATTATTGGCTTAATCGTAGCCGTGTGCTTTGGTATCTTTGGCGCATGGCTGCGCTGGATGGACAGCAAGGCGCTCCATAAGGCACTTGAGGATGGCGATATCCGTGAGGCAATGAGGATAAGGAGCAAGTGATGAGTTTTAAGAATAAGATTATAGGCTCAGTAGTCGCTGGTGCTATGGCTTTGGCTGTTCCGTTCCTGAATAAGTATGAAGGGGTTGAATATAAGCCTTACAAGGATGTGGCTGGGGTATGGACCGTCTGCCAGGGAATTACTGGTCCAGACGTTATTCTGGGTAAGGTTTACACACAGCGCGAGTGTGACACACTTCTTGAAAAGCATTTGTCTATTCATCAAAAGGCTGTAGATTCGGCGCTAAATGTTGATGTTCCTGTTAGCACCAGGGCTGCACTATACAGCTTGTCATACAATATTGGCACCAACGCAATGCGCAACTCAACCGTTATCAGGCGTATGAATCGTGGTGATATTCGTGGTGGGTGTGACGCTTTCTCCATGTGGAATAAAATTACCGTTGGTGGTAAGAAGGTTGTTAGCAAAGGCCTGGTTAACAGGCGTAAAGCGGAGATTAAACTATGCGTGTCGGAGTTGTAGTTCTGGCAATTACCTTACTGACTGGTTGCTCTGCTATGTCAGCCATCTCTGATTTGTTACCAGCAAAGGATGGCATCGAGGCAACGGCTCAGGTTGGTGAATCTAACCAGAAGACAGGTATTGGATTATCAAATCAAACAGACAAATCTAGCTCTGTAGAAAGCGATATGCGCAACTCAACTAACAGAGATGTAGACTCATCAAGCCAAAAAAAGACTGCAGCTACGGGCCTCTCAGCTAACACAATAACAGCTGAAAAGATCGAAATTCATAGCACTGAAAATTCTGGTGTTGACTCTTTAGTCTGGGGAGTTCTGGCTGGATTATTTTCAGGTTTGCTAACTTACTTCGCTTTAAGATTTGCAGGAAACAAAAAAGGAGCCTAATGGCTCCTTTCTTTTATGCAAATAGCTGGTCGTCTGTCATTTCACCTATTGTCATCATCTCTTTAGTGTACTTATCGCTCTCACCATTAAGGCACCTGAAGCTGAATCCGAATGGTCGCTTTGTGCTGCCTTTGCTGCAGTAATTACCATTAACCACATCGATGTAACCTTCAGTCATGCACCTGGCCAAAAACTCCTTTGAAGCAGATGATGCAAAGTAACGTGTAGTAACTCCCGCGGCTTTTGCCATTCTTTCGCAGTCCTTGTGGCGATAAATGAATACCGCCAGGTGCTGCCGATTAAACCTCTCATAACTCTCACAAAATCTGAAAACGTCTAGTAAGAACATAAATCACCCATAAATTAAAGTCATTACCAAAACAAATGTGAAAAACAAAAAAGGTATTAATGAATGCACAATAAAGTTTTTAAGATTTTTCATAATCTACCCCAGAAGTCGTGGATTAATGATAGTATGCAAAACAAAATGCTAATCAAGTGAATAGGTATTAATGAATACATGACAAAACTTTCAATCTTTCTCATAAGTCACCCCAGCAGTCGTGGATTAATGTAAATCTTATCGCCAGTCAGGCAGGTGTAGTTTTTCTCATCAAGCATCGGCAGTAAATGGTCTTTAATCTTAGCCATTACGCCAGCCTGAGCCTCAAACGGTCTAACCTTACGCGCCGCTTCATATAGTGAGCGCAACCCTACAACTCCTTTGCTGTTCTTACCTTGCTTAATAAGGATATCAATTAGCTTATTCATCTCTGCATTATCACCAGCGTGACCAGCCGCGTTAGCGGAAGACAAATAAGTCTTACTCAGTTCTTCAAACATCAATAAAGCCTCTTGCATCGTTTCTAGTTCAATCTCCCTTGACTTCTGCGGACTACCGCCATTAGGGTTGAACCAATTGCGGATAGTGTGAAGAACTGCCGCAATGCGAATTACCTGTTTATCCATTTTACCTAACGCGCCGCGCAACATTGTATGTGAATACTTACCGCCATCTGCAAGGTGAGGTTCCATTTCCTGGCGCGCACGGTTGAGATGCTTCATCGCTGAATTGCTTACGGTAAGCCTCACATCTTGCTCATTCATTATTTCATGTACCAGGCGGAAGTAGTCAGCTTTAAGGGTGCCATCGATAGGCTCATATGTTGATTCTCCATTATCATCGACGAAAACACGCTCACCAAGGAATGACTTCTCACGCACAAGAAGGAAACGCTCTGATACACCGATACCGCGAGCGCCAGCATTCATGATTGCGACGATCGTTTCGTCCTGAGCAATTACTGAGATACAGCCCATAGCGATAAAGCTCATGTTGTTCTCTGCATTAGCGCGTGCGATGGATACGTTACCGGCATCCCATGCTTTAAGAACAAGTTCACTGTTTGTTTTCTTCGAGCCATCGCCATATGTCATGCCGAGTAATGAGTTAACACTTGTCGCTTCATCAGAAATCACGGAGAAGTTACCCTGACGGTTGTTTATTCGCGCAAGACCTTCAGGCGTAGTGTCTGATACTGGAAATACGATATCGCAAAGTTTCTCTAGTTTCTCCTCTAACTCTTCCTTTTCCTCGAACAATCCAGCCATCTCGGAAGGTGACTTCTCCTGCTTCATCTCTTTTGCCAGAGCTGACAGCTTAGCCATAATCTTCTTACGGTCACGCTTGCGAATCTCATTCAGTCGCTCGGTCTCTGCAATCATTGGCGCGAGTGCGAGTGAGTTGATTGCTGATTTACCAGTTGATGGCGGCTGACTGGTTACGACGTACAGGGATGTCGGCTGCTGAGTTCCGTGATACTCAACAGTGAATCGACCAAGCATTGCAGCTGATATGCATCCAAGAAAATGCATGTAAGCAGATGATTCAGGGAACTGAACGGAGCGTGCAATGTTGCTAGATAGCTTCCCGACAACATCACAATCATTTCCAAGTGAGATGACTGGATATTTATCACCAGTTGAATCAATCTCGACCGGAGCCTTCCAGAATGAAGCGCTTTGACGATAGCCATTTGCATTAATAGCAACTCGCAAAGGTGGTAAATTCTCAGCTGCCGCAACAGACATTACCTGTTCTACTGATAACTTATCTTCGTTAAAATCAAACATCTTATTCTCTCTCGTTGTTATCGATGGATATAAATATACCCGCCGGAGCGGGTAGTGTCATTAACAAAAAGTGCTATTTACTTATATTGAGCTTCAAATTTATACATGCCAAAACCAACATCATAGCCAACTTCATCGTCTCTAGTTAGCTGCCAGCCGTCACCTTCATTGTCGTAGATATAGCCAGCGTTACGACCTAATCCAGCGTGCATGGCGATCTGATAACGCTTCCCCTCAGTAAATGATTTTTTGAGTGGATTGCTGTGGTCAACCTTGGTGCAAAGCAGTGTCTTTGTATTAATGTATCTCCCTCCCTTTGGCTTCTGTACCCACTTCCCATTAAGCTTTATTTGTTCATATCCCACCTTCTCGACTACGCCATTAACAAATTCATCAACAAACTTAACGCGAGCTTTAAATAATTTGTTATCGCTGCTCACCCAGTTCTTAGTAATGGTAGTTGCCATGTTTATATCCTCTCGTTTGGTGTGAAATAAATATACATCAAATTTCTGTAAGTGCTTTAGCAATTAGTGCTATTTCTTTGCTGCTTTTGTAATTGCTTCCTGGACAACCTGAAAGCTCTCTATCAGGTCTTCCTTAAAGTAGTCACCAACAGGCCAGCCTTTGCCGCTGTACTTCGCTATGGTTTCCAGATCGTAATAATTCAAATCAGATGGCTTTAGCATTCATTTCACCTCGTCAAAAGTTGCGATTCCAGGTATAAACATTCCAACCTTCCAGCCAGCGATAGCAATCCATCCAGAATCGTGCTTGTGCGGTCGCTCAGCGCCATTAATCAACCACTCGTTCGGGATTGCCTTACCGTTAATGATTAACTGCTCAGCGTCGTATACAGAGCCTTTTACGAATGGTGTTAATACTTTCTTGTCTGTGCTTTGAATAACATTAGTGCAGCGAATCTTCATGCTAATACCTCGATTTCTTCTTTTGTTACGTAAACCTCTTCACCTTCGTAAATGGCTACAATGCCGTCAATAACAACATTTTGCTTTGCATCAATAAAGTAATCTCCACCAAGCTCAAAAACTTCAACCCCTTCACCAATCTCATAGCCCATATCAGCCAGGCTCAATGCATCTTCGTCAAATTTGATTTCGTTGTTGATAATAATCGATTTCATTTTATATCTCCTCGCTGTTGATGTGATGACTATACCCAATCAGGACTGAGCGGTCATTAGCAAAAAGTGCTATTGGTGAGATTTACGGATTGTTGCAGATATTGCAATGATTCTCTGTACTATTGCACTTATAGCAATATTGCATCCTTTGCAATGATTTTCTGGACTGTTGCGAATTGAGCAATGATTGATAGATTGATGGAATGAAGGAGGATGTATCAACTAGTTGGTTGGTTTTGTCGCCCGCGGAGATCCTTCCTTTATATACGCGTTATAAACTGTTCAACCGTGTAGACATTTAGCCACATCTACGACATTCACGCGAATTTACGCGCTGGTTACAAAATAAATCCCTTATATAACAACACTTTAGATTTATTATTATTATTATTATTATTATATGTTATTCCGTAACCATGATTATCTGAGATATTGGTGATATTTTTTATATTGCGCTGGTGATAAATACTTGCAAGAAGCGCAATCCAGAGGGGCATCAAGAGGTGGGTAAAAAATCAATCTACATTTTTCTACGGTATAACAACCTTGCAGTGCAAGGGCTGGCGGCGTAACCATAAAAAATAACAGGTCATAACTTTTTTCTACGCGTAGATAATGCTTGCAATGGTTGCATTTAATGGTATGATGACTTCACACAAA